CTAAACTAATAAATTCATAAGGAGTTCCAACTTCAATTTCTCCACCACATTCGCAAAATCCTATAGGAGCGTCCCAATCATTATCTTCCCAAGTTTCTTTTACTGCTAATTCAGGGTTTAATGCACATTTCAAATCAAATGGGCTTGTTTCATAATCATAAATTTTATTGCATTTCTTACAATAATACATACTATCTCCTAAAGCCCAATCGCCATAAAAATGAACTAATGTCTTTTGCTGTTCGTTCCACACGCTCCTCTGAAGCAGTCCAATATGAAGCGTGCAAACTTTCGTGAATCAAGGCCTCTAATCCTTCTTTTGTATCTATTTTTTCAAATATACAGATTTCTGGCTTATATTTTTTCTTTAGTTTCGGTTCTTCACAAAATGCAGCAACATTTGGGTCAATATCAATTCGATAACTAACTCCGTTGAAATTGTGATTTTTAACTTTTCTCATTTTTGCCTTTTCGATAAAGAGTATTCCAATGAGTTTTTTTTACGGCTTTGTTTCTTCCTAACCCGCCGATACATCTTTTCCAAGCTTCATCTTTAGAAACCCCTTTGGATAGATAATTAGTTACACATTTATGTGCAGTATATGTATGTATTCCTTTTCCATCAGGCGATTTAAGACCTTTTTTACGATATAGCTCTCTTATTGCTTTTGACATTTCTTAATCTTTTCTTTCTATACAATGGGCCTTTTCCTTTGCCAATTCCCAATCCCCTGCCTTGACCGTTAGAACGAATTTTAGATTTTCCATCACATTCCACAATTAACGCCCTTTCGCCTTGTGTTTCCAGAGAATACTTCCAGCTACTTTTTCACCCCTTTCAGCAGAGCCATACCTTGAAGCAGCTTTAGCGGCAATCTTACTAAACATTTTTCCCTTTTTACCAATATCTTTTCCTGCTCTTGCAGCTTTTACAGTAGCAGATTTTTCTTTTCTGCTTAACCCTGCTGATGGTTTCTTTTTTGATTTTCTATAAAGTGCCATTATAGCTCCAAACTTTCCATAAAATCCAAACAATCTTTTATTGGAACAATTAAACTAATCGAATCATATCCCCCCACACCGCCAACTAATATCCCAATTAAGCTCCCTTTTGAATCAAATACTCCACCACCTGAATTTCCAGGCCAAGAAGCAGCATCGCCTTGTAACAATAATCCCTCCCCAAAAAAATCTATATCACGATTTAATCCTGATATAATTCCTTTAGTTAAAGTCCAAGCCATTTCATACCCAAATGGGCAACCAACAATATAAATCTCATCCCCTATTTTTAAGTTATCTGAATCCCCAAAATGAGCAGATACTAAATTTTTATCATTTATTTTGATTATACCACAGTCTATATAATCTGAAATATAATACTCGTTGGAATCATAAATAGTTCCGTCCCTAAAATATATCTTAAAATTATCACAATTCCTTATCACGTGAGCAGCAGTAAGAATACCAGAATCAATTACAACTCCCGAACCTGTCCAAGTTAAATAATTTTCACTGTATGCCTCAACATAAACAGAAACATCCAATAGTTTATTATAGTTGGTTTTAACACAAGAAAAATTAAATAAGATTAAAACAAAACAAATTGCAATAAATAATTTACGCATTTCCTGCCCCTATTGAATTTGTTAATTCTTTTTTAGGTGCTTCTTTTGTTTGATATCTTTCAGAGTTAGCTAAACGACTTCCTAAATTTGCTCCTTGAGAATCATTTTCTTGACCTGGACTTTTAGATTGCATTGGCAACATTTTATAATCTAATCCTGAAAGCTCACTTGGAACTGCCGATTTATACCACTGATTAAATGAATTTTCACCGAGATATTCAGCAAGTATCTTTGTAACTAATGGTATATCAATTTGTGAACCCTGTGCAGAAGCAAGTTGCATTGTCGGTAAAATCCATTGAGACATAAACTGCATAAGTTTCTGATAACGAATCTCTGGATTTGTTCTTTGTGTTGAGTATGGAACTATATCAAAAACAAAATTGTAAAAATCACTTGCATTTTCCATACTTGTAAATACTGTGGGATAATCTCCCACTCCAGGAATTTGTTTTATTACCGGAACATTCGTCAACGGATTTGTAATGTATTCCCAAGCCCACTTACGAATTATAGATGTTGCGAAATGTTGAAAACGATTATACATATTATTTACAATTCTTGCAGCATTTGAAAATACTAATTGTTCTTGACCCAATGTTGGGGCTTGTGCTCCACGTCCCCCCAATACATCGGGTGTAGCTCCCGTTTTTGTAAATAATTCTTCAATAAAAGATATGTATTGAAAATTCAAAGGATTTATTCCACCAAAATTAAGTTCCTTTATAGCATTGACATCGTTGACATTTACTGTTCCTAAATGTGGGGTTTTAACAATGCGTTTCATATCATCGGCAGCTTCATCGCTATATGCAATTATGTTTTTCCAATTCTCCGCCATTTCTCTAAACTTATCCATAAGTATATTTATATTAACGTCAAGGTCGTGCCAATCCCAAGCAGGAGGTTTTGGAATAGCAGTTCCAGGGATTCCTTTATACCAAAGTTTATCATAAGGGCCACCCTTTGGGCCTTTCCACTCTCTTTCTCTCAAAATCTTTGCTTTTTTGCCCATCGGCATTATTGTAACTATTGTATTTTCATCATATAAATATATGTCTATAAATGTAGTGTAATTTCTTAAAGACAATTTATCTATGCTAAAATTATCGCTGGTCAATTCTTCGGCAGAATATTTTTCCATCAGTTTTCCGTCTGGTGTTATATAATCCGCAATTTGATTTCCAAACTTATCTTTTTTAGCAAAAAAATCTTTAGCATAAGTTGTTGGTAATCGATAAATATCTCCCTCAAAAGTAAAATCCTGTATTCTTTTTGCCGACACGTCCCCGATATAATCTGTAGCATCTATAACTTCAGTGTGTGGAGAGCCAAACTTTATTTGTTCGTTGTCGAGAGTTATGAGTCTGTCATAAGCGAAAGAAGTTACTGCTACTGAAAGTCCAAACATAGAATTAAATACAGCAGGAATGAAAACACTTTCAGCAAGATTAACCTCGTTAATTAAATAATTCAAGCCAAGTTGATTCGTATATGCCCAACCTCTAAAATTAGGAATTTTTGTTTGAACCAAAATTTTAGGATTACCTTCAACCAAAAAAGGAATAATTGTGCTAACTCCCCTATCAATTAAATTTATAGTATGATTACGAGTGTGGGCAGTATCTAAATATCCAGAGATATAACTTTTCAAAAGTTTCTGTGTGTGTTTATAAGCACCTTCATTTTTTTTCTGCCAATATTTACACAACATTTGAAGTCGAGCAGAAAAGGACTGGTTAGTTTCAAAATCTTTCCAAATAGGTTCAGTCATTATATTAACCTTTTATTTCGCATTCTTTACATCCGTCCCACAAACAGTTTAATCAAAATAAAAATCTTCTTTGTGTTCTTTTTTCTTCTTCTTGTTCTTTTTGCCATTTTCGTATTCGATATTCAACAGATGTTCTTGAAATTTCTCTTCTTTGTTCTATTTTTGCAGGAGACCTATATTTTAATCCAAGCACACAAAGGGCAGCACCAATTACTCTATCTCCGTGTCTTTCTCTTGCTTTTGAAGTTAAATCTGCTCTTTTAGATGCTTCAATAGAACCGCCCTCAAGATACATATAATCAAATAATTCTTCAAGTAATTCTGAACTTCTTATAATAATAGATTTATAACTACGTTTTGTTTTTAATCCTTCGCTTAAAGCAATACCAAGCTCACCGAGCAAATCTCCTTTCACGTTTTGATTTGAAATATTAAATCCATATTTGTTTTGAACTCTTACTGTCTTATTTTGTTCCGAATGTTGAGTATAAACTGAATTATACCCATTCCACAAAACCCTGCGTCCAAAATTAACTCCGTGTCCACCAGTGCTATCCCAAATTAAATACGCACCTCCACACCATTTTCCAATTGCAACACAAATATCAGCAAATTCTTGCGGCGGGTTAGATGAAGTTACATATTCTCCAACTTGCTCCTTTGTGTTTCCGTCAAGAACTATCGCAGTTGAGTTTGACGTTCCAGTCCCCAAAGAAACATCAGCACCAATAATATAACTATGGGTTAAATCTGGCCGTCCATTTTTTAATTCTCCCCACCATTTTAATTTTCCATATTTGATTTTTTGAAATTTTACCTTATCAACTCTGCCATTTGAATTATATACAAAAACAATATCGCCAGCAACTTTAGATGGTTTAATATGAGAACTTTTTATTCTATTTAAGACTATATCATCAAAGACAGCATCAGATGAACCAATTGGGGACATCCAGACATTTGAAATAAAATCTCGTTTATTTCCTCTGCGTTTTTCTTCTTGAAAATCGTGCCAGGGACTTCTCAAGTCTCCTGGTATTGTTTCGCAGCCATCTGGAATAAATTTTATATCTTCTAATTTTTTCTGAACTTCTTCTGGATATGTTAAAAGAGATTTTTCAAATTCACTATACTTAAATGAAACATTTGGTTCAATATCATTAAAGACTTCAGGACACAACTCTCTATAATAATCAATATCAACTATTTCGATTTGGTCTATTTCAGGTGATTTATATAAACCATAATTTTTAGTTGGATTTTCATACCAGGGCAAAGTTACTACAGTTGTTGTTGATTTGTGTAAT